ACGCCGGGTTGCTCTGGCGCCTGTTCCAAGTGCTGCTGATCGGCAGCGCTATCGGTATTGGAGCGAACGGCGTGAGGCGCATCTGGGCCTCCTACAAGGCCGCGAAGTCGGTAGGGTAAATGACCGAGTGGTGGGTCAGCGAAGTAGGACATTGGGGCTGCGGCATCGGTGCGCCGATGGCCCCGATGGTGGTGGCGCGGGAGACGGGCTGGCTCGCTGAGGGCGTCTTCATTCCGTATCCGACGATCACGATGCAGCAGATGCGGCATCAGAAGCAACATCATCAAGGAGCGCATGCTCCGCATCCACAACAACCAAATCCAGCAAAGGACCATGGCTGAAACCAAGAACGTCTCCACCCCGGTCGTTATCGCGGTCTACCCGAAGATCAGCAAGCCAGACACCTTCGGGAAGTTCGCGTCCGGGAAGTTCAAGACCGGCTTCAAGTTCGAGAAGCCTGAGCAGACCAAGAAGTTCCAGGATTGGTGCAAGGCAAAGGCCAAGGAGCTTATGCCCAAGGTCGCCAAGCACAAGTTCCCCTGGAAGCTGGACGAAGAGACCGGCGAGGTCACCTTCACCGCCAGCAGCAAGTATCGCCCGCTCACCGTCGACAGCAAGAACAACAAACTGCCTGAGACTGTCCTGATCGGTGGTGGCACCAAGATGAAGCTCCAGCTTGCTCCGTCCTCCTATGAGAACCGGCTGTCGTTCTACTTGAACGCCGTCCAGGTGGTCGAGCTGATGGAATATAAGCCTAAGGCTCGCGAGGACATGGATAGCCCCTTCGAAGCCATCGATGACGGGTTCGAGTTCACCGGGTCGGTGTCATCCGAAGAGGACGAGGGCAGCGACGAGGGTGGCGAGGAAGTGGGGTTCGCCGCGTCCAGCGATGACGAAGCCGAGCCGTTCTGAAGCAGCATGCCCGTTCGGCCTGCGCTTCAACTAGAGCCTGAATACAAGAGCAGGCTCGAAGCCAGGGTCGCCAAGCAGCTTGAGGCAGCCGGGGTTGCCTTCGTCTACGAGGGTGCGGTGATTAAGTTCACAATCCCCGCATTCGAGGCGAAGTACCACCCCGACTTCCCCTGCACCGGCACTCCGATCATCATCGAAGCCAAGGGCCGCTTCGGCCACCGGGGATCATCCGGTGCCGAAGTGCGCCAGCGGCTCGCGTTGGTCAAGGAGCAGCACCCCGAGCTTGATATTCGCATTCTGTTTGATCAGTCAGGCAAGCGGTCTGCAGCGTCCCTCCCAATCTACAAAGGCAGCAAGACCACCCAAGGCAAGTGGGCGACTGACCACGGCTTCAAGTGGGCTTCGGGAACTGTCCCCGCCGAGTGGATCGATGAAATCAAAGCAGCAACCAAAACCCAAAAGGAAACCAAAGCAAATGGCTCTGATGGAACTGTCGCGTCCAAGCATCGCAGGTGATCTTAGGCTCACGCCGCAAGCTCGCACCATCCTGCGGCATCTGCTTCGTCACAAGCACGGCATCACGCCTCAGGAAGCTCTCACGGTCTACTCCATCCCCCGGTTGGCATCCTGCATCCATGAGATCAGGACCAAGGGCATGCGGGACGTGCATATGGAACTGCGCCATGACGACCAGGGCCACCGCTACGGCCGCTATCGGCTGGTGGGGGCGCGGCATTGATGCGGGGTGTATTCGACACTGCCGTCATCGTGGTTGTGAGCGCGTGGGTTACGGTAGCTGTGTGGTGCGTTGTCATGTTGCCTTTCGCCTGCGTCTACTTCTTAGGCCGTGTGTTAGGAGCATGGTGAATGATCGCTGATGTCCTGTTCCTCTGCGGGTCCATCCTGCTGACCACGGGCTGCACCCTGCAGTTCATCGAACGCCACCTCTGAAATCCCATGGGCCAATTCCTGCGCCACGAGCCGTGCCCAGCGTGCGGCTCTAAGGATGGCTTGGCGCGTTACGTTGCGGGGGACGCACATTGCTTCTCCTGCAACGCTAACTTCCGCTCAGCGGACGATGCCCAACCAATCCAACAAGGAGGAAGTAAAACGACCGAGTTCCTGAAGGGCGAAGCGGTAGCGATACCTGAGCGCAAGCTGACGCAGGAGACCTGTGAGAAGTGGGGCTATTGGGTCGGCACCGATCAGAAGGGAAGCAAGGTCCACATCGCCAACTACCGGAATGATGTAGGCACCAGGGTCGCACAGAAGATCAGAGGAGCCAACAAGGCCTTCAGTGTTGTAGGGGACGGCAAGAAGCTGCCGCTCTACGGCCAATGGCTGTGGCCCTCTGGCGGCAAGTTCTGCACCGTGACCGAGGGTGAGATCGACGCGCTCTCGATGTCTCAGGCGATGAACAACAAGTGGACCGTGGTCTCGCTCCCGCACGGGGCGCAGTCTGCGGCGAAGGCTCTTGGTGATCAGCTAGAGTGGTTGTCACAGTTCGAGCACATCGTTCTGTGCTTCGACATGGACAAGCCTGGGCGTGCGGCGGTCGAGGAAGCCTGCAAGGTTCTCCCTCAGGGCCGCGTAAAGGTGATGAACTTGCCCAGGAAGGACGCCAGCGATGTCCTGGTGAAGCTGGGGCCTGAGGCCCTGGTGGACGCCTTCTGGAAGGCTCGCGATTGGCGGCCGGATGGCATCATCGCGGGCACCGAGATCACCGTCGAGAAGCTCACCACTGCGGTCGCGAAGGGCTACGACCTTCCATATCCCATCGCGAACAGCATGCTGATGGGCATCCGCAAGCGCGAGATCACCCTGCTTACCGCAGGGACCGGCATCGGCAAGTCAACGCTGGCGCGCGAGTGGGCCTACCTGCTGAGCCAGGGGCACGGCTGCAAGATCGGCAATGTGTTCCTGGAGGAGAGTAATGAGAAAACCGCCCAAGCCTACATCGCGGTCCACAATAATGTTGCCCTCAAGGACCTACGATATAATCCGTCTATACTGCCCGACACTGTATGGGCTAGTAGCCTCCAAGATGTGGTGCATGGGAAGATGTGGTTCTATGACCACTTCGGGTCGTTGGGTAGCGATCAGCTTATGCTCAAGCTGCGCTACTTGGCAACGGTTATCAAGGTTGACTTTATTGTGCTGGATCATATCAGCATCGTGGTCTCTGGTGTGGAGAGCAGCCAGGGAGAGCGCAAGGACATTGATGTTCTTATGACCAAGCTACGCTCACTGGTCGAGGAGACCGGCGTGGGGGTCATCGCTATCGTTCACTTGAACCAACCAGAAGGGAAGCCGCATGAAGAGGGAGGACGTATCACACTTCGCAATCTGCGAGGCTCTGGAGGCCTTAAACAGATGTCTGATACTGTGTTCGCCCTTGAGCGAGACCAGCAAGGAGAAAATCCGACAATGGCTCAAATACGCATCCTCAAGTGCAGAGAGACTGGCGATGTGGGAGTTGCTGATTGGCTTAGATATGACAAGCAAACCGGACGGCTCCTCGTAGCCCCCGCCCCCGCTGAAGAGGTCGTTGACTTCTCTGCCACCGATGATGACAAGGAGATAGCGTTCTGATGGCCATAATTCTGCTAACCGGTATCTCTTTTAGTATGGGTGCCGCTTTTGGTATTGTCCTTGCCGCCTGTATCGGCGCGTACCTCTATTGGGTCAAGTGAAGCGGCTTCTATTTGACATAGAGGCGGATGGATTTCTAGAGAATGTCACCAAGGTCCACTGCATCGCAGCGGTGGACGTGGACACAGGAGGCAGGTCCGTTTGGGGTCCTGATGAGATCGGCGCCGCTCTGTACGAGCTGGACAAAGCCGATGTTCTCATAGGCCACAACATCATCCGCTACGACCTTCCTGTGCTGGAGAAGATACTAAATTGGAGACACCGTCCTGACGTGGTGCTCCGGGACACGCTGCTGATCGCGCGCCTCGAATACCCGAACGTGCGTGAGACAGACGCGCAGTTGATGATCACTAAGCAGATGCCTGATAAGGGCTATGATGGCGAAAGCCTGTGCGGCAGGCACTCGCTGGAAGCCTGGGGTTACCGCCTGGGCGAGAACAAAGGCCACTTCGATGGTCCCTGGGAGGTTTGGTCCCAGGCGATGCAGGACTACATGGTGCAGGACGTGAGCACCAATCTAGCCTTGTGGAGGTTTCTTCAACCAGACACCTACAGCCGATCAGCCATCGACCTTGAGCACCGAATATCAACCCTCTGCAACATCATCGAAGGAGAGGGATGCCCATTCGACGTGGCAGCGGCGGGCCGACTTCATTCGGAACTCGTCGGCAAGAAATCGGCGCTGGAGGAAGCGCTGAAGCAGCAGTTCGGGTTCTGGCTGGCGCCCGTCAGCCCTACGAAGTTCCTGTTCACCCCCAAGAAAGACGACGCCAAGCGTGGCTACGTCAAGGGCCAGGAGTGCTGCAAGCTCAAGCGCGTCGACTTTAACCCAGGCTCCCGTGATCACATCGTCCATGTGCTGCGGGCGCGGGGATGGCAGCCTACGGAGTTCACCGATGGCGGCAAGCCTAAGGTAGACGAAACTACCGTAGCTGGCCTGCGGGGGCAGTTCCCTGTGGCTGGTGCGCTTGCGGACTACCTCATGGTCGACAAGCGACTGTCGCAGTTGGCTGAGGGTGAGCAGGCGTGGCTAAAGCAGGTGAAAACGGACGGGCATCTGCACGGCGTGGTGAACCCCATGGGGACAATTACCAGCAGGGCCTCGCACTACGCGCCGAACATGGGTCAGGTCCCGAGCCCCAAGAAACCCTACGGCATCGAGTGCCGCGCGTTGTTCGGGCGGAAGCCTGGGTGGAAACTGGTGGGCGCGGACATGGAGGGCCTGGAGCTTCGTGCGCTCGCTCATTATCTCGCATTCGCTGACGGCGGCAAATATGCCCAGGTGGTCACCACCGGGGACCCGCACTGGGTCAACGCCCAGGCGTTCGGGCTCGTACCCAAGGGCACTGTACGGGACAAGCACAATCAACTCCACACGGTGCTTCGTGAGGACGGCAGCAAGAGGCTGATCTACGCGATTATCTACGGCTGCTGGGACGATAAGGCGGGAGAGATCGTCTATCGAACTCTCAACAACGCCAGGTCGACCTGTGGACCCGAAGGGGAGGCTCTCTACCGCGAAGTGTTCGGCGGGAAAGGCACCCCAGGACCTAGGAAGATCAAGGCCGTGGGTAAGAAGGCTCGCGAGGGCATGATCAACAACATCGACGGCCTCAAGAGCTTGCAAGAGCGGCTCGTGAAGCAGGTTGAGAAGGGTTGGGTGCCTGGGCTGGATGGGAGGCGCATCCCTACGCGGTCTTCTCACAGCGCGCTCAACTTTCTGATCCAATCAGCGGGAGCGATCCTGTGCAAGCGCTGGGGCTGTGACGCCTACGACGACCTAAGGAGCAAGTTCAAGATTGGCTGGACGAACGGAGAGGTAGTGCCCATCCTATGGATACACGATGAATACCAGATCGCCTGCCGTGAAGGCATCGAAGAAGAAGTCGGCTCGATCCTCGTCAAGCACGCGCGCAAAGCGGGGGAAGAGTACGGCTTCAGAGTGCCCCTCGACAGTAAGTTTACAGTCGGGCGTTCGTGGGCCGAGACGCACTAATCCC